GGATTACTTATTTCTTCCAAGTTGGTCATGATCCATTGATTTATGACCCTGCTGTTAGCACTACAACATTTCGCAGAGTTACTGAGAAAACAGGTTATGTAGGAACAGTTCCTTCTGGCAACATTGTCATTAGCGCCTATGGTCGTTTGTGGGTTGCAGATACAACTACTGATAACACCACTGTTTTCTTCTCTGATTTGTTAGCGGGTCATGTGTGGTCAACTGGTACTGCTGGCTCTTTAAACACCAATCTTGTGTGGCCTAATGGTGCAGACAATATTACTGGTTTGGCAGCGCACAACAACTTCTTGATTATCTTTGGTCAACGTCAGATTCTTGTTTACCAAAACGCTACTTCTCCAGCAACGATTACCTTGGCTGACACTGTAGCAAGTATTGGATGTATTGCTAGGGACTCTATTCAGAGTACAGGTAAAGATATTTTGTTCTTATCCAACTCAGGAGTCAGGTCGTTTGCCAGAACAGTGATTGAGAAGTCTGTTCCGATTGGCGACTTGTCTAAGAATGTTCGCAGTGATTTGATGACTAGTATTGGTGGTGAAACACTGACAAATATCAAATCTGTTTACTCAGAAACTGAAGCGTTCTACCTTCTGGTTTTACCTCTTGTTAAACAGGTTTATTGCTTTGATACTCGTGGTCAACTGCAAGACAACTCTTTTAGAGTAACTACTTGGGACTCTATTGAGCCATCTGCATTGTTGTCTCGCAGAAATGGTGATTTACTTCTTGGTAAGACTGGCTATATTGGTAAATACACTGGTTCATTGGACGACACTTCTACATATCGGTTTGAGTACTATACAAACCATGCTGACCTTGGTGATGCCAACGTCACTTCTCTTTTGAAGAGAATCAAAGTTGTGGTGATTGGTGGCTCAAGCCAGTTCGTTACAATAAAATGGGGCTTTGACTTTAGCACCAACTATTTGTCTACCAATGTAAGTATACCAACTCAAGGTATATCTCAATATGGCATTGCAGAGTATGGTGCAAACGCTACTGTTGTTGCTCAATATTCCAATGGTGTTGCCTTGCAAACATTGAGTGCTCCTGCCTCTGGTGGCGGTAAAATTGTCCAAACGGGTTATGAGTCAGATATCAATGGTTCTGCGTTGTCAATACAGCGCATTGAAATCCAATCTAAAGATGGGAAAACAGTATGAGTGCTCTTAGACTGGTTTCGCCTACAAAACATTGCAGTCGCTGCAAGGCACAAAAGTTGTTATCAGAGTTTTCTCTAAACAACAAAGCCAAAGACAAATTACAGTATAAATGTCGAGTTTGTGATGTTGAGTATCAAGCTCAAAGGCGTAATGCAAACAAAGATCAGTTTTCTGAGTATTCAAGACAGTATCAAAAAGGTAGACGCAAAGATTTTGAATATCGTTTGCAAATGCTTATCAATGCGTCAAAGCAAAGAGCTAAAAATAAGGGTCGTGATCACAATATAACAGTGGCTGACATAAAGGCAATTTATCCTGCCGATGGTCGATGCCCTATTTTTGGAAACATACTAGAATTTAATGAAGCAGGATTTCGTGATAGCAGTCCAAGTATTGATAGGATAGACTCATCTAAAGGATATACGATTGACAATATTCAAGTAATTTCTTGGAAAGCAAATCGTATAAAAGGTGCAGCATCATTGCAAGACTTAGAAATGCTAGTTGCATATCTAAAACAAGGAGAATAATTTGTCCAATTACACACAAAGCACTAATTTTGCAACCAAAGATGCTCTTAGCTCTGGTGATCCTCTAAAGATTGTTAAGGGTACTGAGATCAACACTGAGTTTGTCAACATTGCTGTTGCTATTGCGACTAAGGCTGATTTAGCATCTCCTACGTTTACTGGTACTCCAGCAGCGCCTACAGCATCTAGTGGAACAAACACTACTCAGGTAGCGACTACTGCTTTTGTTACAGCGGCAGTAACAGCTTCTTTGGCGGCTGTTTACCCTGTAGGTTCTATTTACATCAATGCGGGTGTTTCAACAAACCCTGCTACTTTGCTAGGCTTTGGTACTTGGACAGCATTTGGTGCGGGTCGAGTCATGGTTGGCCTCAATGCAAGTGACGCATTGTTTGATACTTTGGAAGAAACTGGTGGTAGCAAAGACGCTATTGTCGTAACTCACGCACACACAACTTCAACAACAGTTACTGACCCGCAACACCAACACGCAGCATCTTCTGGAAATTTCCTTACAGAAACAGGCTCTGGCTCTTATGCCTATGGTGGTGCTGGCGCTAACATAAGTGTCGTTACTAATACTGCAAACGCATCTACTGGAATTAGTGTTTCAACAACAATTAACACTAGTGGTGATCCTGGCACTAACGCTAACCTTCAACCATACATTGCTGTGGCGATGTGGAAGCGTACAGCATGATTACGCACCACTTCAGTGATGGTTTGTATGCCAAGGAAGCCTCATTTGAGGCGGGTACAGCCATTCTGAAGCATACCCATGACTTTAGCCATTTGTCTATCTTAGCTAAAGGTAAGGTTGCGGTGATGAAGGGTGATGAAGTAGAGGTTATTGAAGCGCCAGCGTGTGTTGAGATTAAGGCTGGTTTGACACATGGTGTTAAGGCTTTGACAGATTGTGTTTGGTTTTGTATTCATGCCACTGACGAGAAAGACCCGTCAAAAGTGGACGATATTTTGATTGGAGTTTAATTATGCCTATTACAGCAGCCTTAATTGGTGGTGGCGCTTCTCTGTTGGGAGGCTTATTTGGTGGTCGTTCTGCTAGACGAGCCGCACAGACACAAGCTGATGCACAAAGAGAGGCGGCAAGATTAGCCGCTGAAGAAGCTAGATTTCGTCCTGTTGGTGTAACCACACGTTTTGGTTCATCTCAGTTTACAACTGATCCAACAACAGGTCGTGTTACTGGTGCGGGTTATACATTAGACCCAAGAATGAAGGCCATGCAAGACCGATTCTTAGGTCTAGCAGAAACAGGTTTGTCTGATGCAGAGGGTGCTAGAGCAAGGTTTGCTCCACTACAGGGTGCGGCTGAAGGTTTGTTTGGTCTTGGTCAACAGTATCTTGCTCAGTCTCCTCAAGAGGCGGCACAGCAGTACATGGCTGGTCAACAGAATCTATTAGCGCCTAGTCGTGAAAGACAGATGGCTCAACTACAGAATCAACTATTCCAAACAGGTCGTGGTGGTTTGGCAGTAGGAGCTACTGGTGCTAGACCAAGTGGTGCGGCAGGTCTTGGTGCGGCTAATCCTGAGATGGAAGCCTACTACAACGCTTTAGCTCAACAAGATGCTCAATTAGCGGCTCAAGCAATGCAAGCTGGACAACAGCAAGTAGCCTTTGGTGCTGGTTTGTTTGGTACTGGTGGAAATTTAGCAACTCAAGGATATGGTTTAGAGACAGCGGCTCTTGGCCCGTATGAGGCTTATTTACAGCAAGCAAAACAGTTAGAGGCTTTGGGTCAACAGCCTCTGCAAGCAGGCATTGACATTGGTGCAAAGGGTCAAAGTAACGCAGCGGCACAGGCTATGTTAAGCACAGGGCCATCACGCCAATCCTATGAAGCCAATGCCTACAACCCATTTGCAGACTTCTTAACAGGAGCTAGTCGAAACCCAGCTTTTCAACGTGGGATTCAACCTTATGCAAGCGCATTAGGACAATCAGCAATGTACGGAAGACAAAATGTTTATGGATTTGGTGGAGGTGGTACTGTGCCTTCTCAATTCTCTTTGTTTGGCGAATATTAAAGGTCAATCATGGCAACAATAATGGACACCTTATTTGGCGTATCAGCCGAACGTTTGCAACAAGAGCGTGATGCAGCGGCTGACGCTCAAGCAATGCAGTATGCCCGTCTTTCTCCTATTGAAAAGGCTAGTTTTGGAGTGCAACGTGGGGCTTATGGCCTTGCAGGTGCGCTAGGTGGCGCATTGGGTGGAACAGACCCTGAGTTGCAACGTAGGACTCAAGCACAGCAAATCTTGGGCATGGTTGACCCGTCAAAACCTGAGACTTTTGACATGGCAGCTCAGATGGCAGCGGATCGAGGCGATCAACAGTTGGCCTTTGGCTTGCGGTTGGAAGGTGATAAGTACAAGCAAGAAGCGGCTATGAACAAGGCTTTAATTGGTCAACGTGCTGCGGCAGAGCAAGCATCTTTAGCACAAGCATCTAGAATTCAGTTTGGCATTAAACAA